GCTACCAGCGCCAGCGCCTTTTCCTCGATGTCAGTCATGGGTTATTTCTCCGGTCTTTTCGGGCTGATGCTCAAAGCAGCGCCAGACGTAACGCTTGGTTGGGTGCGGGCATCCGCAGGTCGCGCGGTTGTCGCATTCGCCATCACGATAATCACAAATCTGGTGCATGGGTTCGCCCCAAGGACTGCCGCAGCACGGGCAGCCAAATATTTCAGTATCAAACTCATGCCACGGGTTAGGTGCCCGCAGTAGATCGGCAGACCGAAACAGATCGCCACACTCTCCGCATTCAAGCCACTCAGTCATCGAGAACGACTCCGTTCTTTTCTTGCAGCAGGCGGACGATCTTCGGGTGCCACGTTTTCAGGTTGTGGAGCAGCGCCTTGCTGCCATTGATCATCATCAGGCGGTGGGCGCGGTCGCGGTCAAGCAGACCGACCTCAGGGTTTCGTGCCTCAGTCATTGTTGGATTGCCTCTCCATATGTGATCCGCTGGACCCTGCGCCGCTTGTCGGTCAGCAGCAGCCGATCAGCCACATCCAAGGCTAAGTCTGCGGCTCTTGCGCGGGTCTTAAGGTGGGCGGTGCGTCTGGCACCGCCCGGTGTGTAATAAACGATGCGGCAGTTGAAGTCGTACATTTCACTTCTTCTTGGTGAAGCGCCCAGATTTATCGCGGACCTGCACCGGATGCTGAAGCGCCCGAATGCTGTAGCCAACGAGGCCACTGCCCAGCACCCCAACCACATAAACAATAACATCAATCATATTACCCTCCTTTGTTGCGAGACCTGTAGGCTAGGGGGCCTCGCCCTACCTGTCAATCATCATTTTCATTCCACGGTCGCTTTGGCATCGACCCTGCATCGTACAGGTTATTGAGCACTCGAAGGCCCCGCATCTTGGTGTGTGCGTCGAGCGTTGAGACCTCAAGAATGCCGTTGGTCAGCCACGCCTCAATCATCTGCGCCGCGATCCGCTCATCCACGCCCCAGCGCTGGTTGATATGGTGCATGGCATAGCGACCATCCTTGCGGGCATGGTGATGGTTCGACCAAGGGCGACCGCTGTGCCACGCATCGCGGATGCCGTTCACGATCTCCTGACAGACTGGCTTCGACGGCCACTCTGGCTTGCCTTCCTCGACGATCTCCTCGTCGGTCGGCTCTGCGAACAGGCTTGTGTTGCCAGCGATGTCGCCCAGTTCGATCTTCCTGAGCTTAAAGTTCTGCGTCCAGCCATCCTCAGCCGCCTTGATCTTCTTGGCGTGAAGCTGGCCGATCTCTTGGCCCTCTTCGCGGCTGACAGAGAGCAGGAAGTCGGCAGCGCCGTCGAACACTGTCGAGCCGCGCAGGTTACCCTGACGGCTGGTGTGGTGGACGCCGCAGACGGTCGCGCCGAAGGTCTCCTTGACCAAGTCGCAAGCGCCAATGAACAGGGTCATGTCTTTTTGAAGGTTCTCGTCGGCACCGGGCAGCACACGGCTTACGGTATCGACCGTGACGTAGACCGGCATCTGACCCGTCATATCGACCACCTTGTTGATGGTGCGCAGCAGCTTGTTGGTGTCTTCTTCCTTCATGAAATTGATGGTCTGGTGGATCAGGTAGAACGGAATTTCGTCCGCATTGATCCCCAGCGCCAATTCCCACGCGCGGATACGGAATTTAATGTCCGAAACACCTTCGCTGGAGATGTAAACCACAGGCCCCGTGTAATTAATATTGCGGCCCCACCACGTTTTTTGTTGGGCTGCGATGCACAGCGCAATACCTAGCGCAATGAATGACTTACCAGCACCCGGGGTGCCGTAAATGAACCCCAGCGCACGGGCCATGATGATTTTTTGGACCAGCCATTCCGGATCGGGCAGTGATTTAATGCCCATAATATCCAAAAGCTCAAATACGTCATCCATGATCGACGCATTCGGGTCGGAAAGGTCTTCATCCTGCTGTGCTTCTTGGGGGCTGACTAGCTTTTTTTCTGGTGCGGGTAGAGCCGCCGCTTCCTTTACCTTAGTGTTCCACTGGCCCAGCGCCTGCTCCCACTTCTGGGCGAACAGGCTGGGCCCGCGACCCTCGCGCTCTAGCAGCACATGGTTTGGCGTACCGGGCTCAAAGATGCGGGACTTGACGTTTACGTCATAGACCTTCCACGCCTCGCGCATTTCGGCCTGATGGCCGTCCATTGGCTCAAACGGGCACTCTCGGTACAGCGACACCACGCGCCCCCAAATCAGGCGGGTCATGTAATCCTCGCGCCCGTCCACGATCATGCCGAAATTATCGACGGCCTGCGCAGGACTCTCAGTGCGTTCTCCGCGCTCGACCTTGGTGAACTGGCTCAGGAGCTCGTCAACGGCCTCCACGATCCACGATGGCGCTTCCATGATGCCGCAGACCCAAGGCTCGTAGCTCTTGATCCACGCATAGTTCACACCGCTTTCGTGCATACTGGGCGGCAGCATGGCGAAGCCGCCAGCGCCACGGATGTCGATGCCTTTGCTGGTCTTGTTGGTTGGTGGCACCCAGCCTTCCGGTGCGAGGAAGAAAATCTGGATGCCACCGCCCCCTGTCCGCTGCGTTGCGGTCCGCAGCGGGACACCATCGTTCCATTCTTCAAGCAGCGCCTCAAGCCACTTCATGGCCTGCGGATGGTTATGGCTGTCGATGTCCAGAACCCAGACGTTGCCAGAGGCAGCGCCAGTGATCAGGCCCATGTTCTCACGGCCACGGAATTCACCCGCAGGACCGTACCAGCCATTGAAGGTGTCATCGTCGGTCAGACGGCCTTCGTATTCCCGCCACTTGATGATCGGGCGCTTCCATGCCTTGTCTTCCCGGGGGAGCTTGGCAGGCACAACCTGCAAGCCCAGTTCCCGATACATGGATGCCCAATCAGCCGGACCTGCGAAGTCCGGATCGAATAGAATATGTTTCACTTAGGACCCCGCAATAGGTAGGTTTAGAGCATCTTCGCCCCATAGTATGCAATCAAGGCAGCGTCAGAGCGGCCATCGTCCTTCTTTCGGGCAAACAGTTCAGCCTGCGCGGGGAAAAGCTGCATCGCTCTCTCCCGGCTCCCATCCTTCCCCGCCCTTTGGCCGACCGCCTTCTGCCACGCCTGAGGCGTAACCAGAGTCGTGGGGATATCGTATGCGGCAAGGATGCCTTCGACAATCCCACTTGATCGACCAAAGCTGAAGACGCTGGTGACACCCTGACCAGCCATGGCGTTGACGCGCTCCAAGAACGCAGCATCGACCTTGTGGCGGGTCAGGATGTTCGACAGCAGGGTGGCACTGACTTCACGCTTGTTCTTGCCGTTCCGCGATAGCTCGACGGTCGGCATGTCTGCGATCTCAACGGTGCCCTCTACAGTGTCGTAGAAGGCGACCGCCCCGGACAGGCCGGGGTCGATGCCAATGACGATCACAGCCCCAGAGCGTCCTTGTAGAGCTCGATCATGGCCTCTTCGGCATCGCGCTCTGCCTTCTCCTTCTTACGGAGCCGGATGATCTGCTTCATGGCCTTGGTGTCGAACCCAGCCGACTTCGCTTCAGTGTAGACATCCTTGATGTCATCGCTGATGTTCTGCTTCTCTTCAGCCAGCCGCTCGATGCGCTCGATCAGCAGGCGCAGGCGTTCGCTTGCAACTTCCTCAGTCATTAGTTTTGCTCCTCGTATGCCATAAAGTCTTCAATGTAATTCTCGTAATCCTCAGTACCCCACCCACGCACCTTCATCATCGAGTCAGCCATTTTATAGGCGATGATCGCAAGCGGTGTGGGGTGCTCAGGAAAGCCATCCCGCGCAAGCGCGCCAGTGACTACATGTGCCGCGAACCAATCCCGAAGCTCCATGCCCGGAGCACCGCTGCCGGTGCGCGGGAATACAAAATCATCCTTCATCGTTTGCTCCTTACTGGATCATGTTCTGCGATTTGGTCATGTGATCGACGCTCTGGTCAACGTCTGCCTTGATCATGCCAAGCATCGTATCGACCAGCGCCGGGTCCATGCCGCTCACCACGCCAGCGATCAGCATGTTGGTGAACATCACGGCGCAGGTGCCAATCATGTCGCCCGGGTTTTCGATCTCATCATACATCAGTTCATGGTAGCGCTTGGCCGACTGCCAAAGCTCGGCTTCGGTCATGCGCTTCATTTCGGTTGGGGCTTCGCCCTCATTGATTTCATCAGTCATTAGTTTCCTCGTAATCTTTGGGGCGAAAGCCAGTAAGCAGGGCCTCGACGGCAACGGAGACGGGACCCGGTACAGGTGTCTCCCCGCTCTCGTATCGGCGGATCGTGCGATCAGCACGACTGCCCATACGTAGTGTTGCAGCCAGCCGCGAGGCGGACATGCCTAGCTCCTGCCGCGCAGTCTTGAACTCATCCTTCGTAAAACTCATCGAATTCCTCTTTCTGCATGGCTTCGTACAATTCCAACTCAGCCCATTCATCAGCAGTCAGAGGCCCGTCCTTATGGAAAAGCTCCATAATTCTGGGGGTCAATGTCACGACAACAGCCGTGACTTTGGGCAGGTGGATTGCATCGTTTGGCGTTGGCATAGGTTTGCTCCTTGATAGGTATGTAGTGCCAATTGCTGAGGCTAGGGCCTGATGCCCTATGCTGTCAAGCGCGCTTTCTGCCCTGCCAAGAATTGAGCTCCTTGCGGAGCATGTAATCCTTGAAAGCGTAGGTCTTGGTGGCGATGCTGTACTCGCGGGCTAGATTGTTCACCTTGGCCTGAGCGGCCAGCATCTGGGCCTTGATCGCATCGAGCTCGTCGAAGGCATCAGAGGCGCGGGACAGGATATCAGATACGTCAGTCATCGTTTTGCTCCTTTCGCGGTCAACCCGCATCACCGACCTAGGGCGCTTCGCCCTATCGCGTCAAATGTTTTTTTCGGCTTGACGGAAAAAATCTAGGGCGTATTGTCCGCGCATACCTACCGACCGACCTATGGAGCACATTTTGACCAATCCCTTTGAGGCGCACGGGATCACGCATCTCTCGCCGTCTACCTGCAACACCTTCACCGCATCGCCAGCAGCCTTCGTGCTGCAAAAGTGCCTTAAGAAGACCAATGTCGTGGGCGCTGCTGCGCATCGCGGCACGGCTGTCGAAGATGGCATTGCGCATGGCCTGCTGAACCCGGGTGCCTCGCTGGCAGACTGCACCAAGATCGCCTTGGAGAAGTTCAATACGCTTTGCGCCTTCCTGACCGGTGACGGTGTGGACAAGGAGCGTAACGGCATCCCCGGGATGGTCGAGCAGGGCCTGATGGAACTGAAGCCTTATGGCGTTCCGTCATCGACGCAGGGGTCGATCAGCCACACGTTTGAGGGCCTCGCGGTCCCCATGATCGGCTACTATGACTTTGAGTGGGAGCAGCACGGTCGCCTGACTGACCTTAAGACCAGCCACGCCCTCACCAGCAAGATCAAGATCAACCACGCCCGTCAGGTGGCGCTCTATCGCGCAGCCCGGGGTGACAACCTTCAGGCCATGGTGACTTATATCACCCCCAAGAAGCGCGCCACATATGCGCTGGAGAACGCCCGTGAGCACGTTGAGGCTCTGGGCCGGATCGGGCTGGCCATCCAAAAGTTTCTGTCGATCAGCAGTGATCCTATGGAACTGGCCTCGATGGTCATTCCTGACGTTGACAGTTTTTATTTTAACGACCCTGCCACCCGCCAAGCGGTGTTCGAAATTTGGGGCGTGTAACCAGTTTCCGCACAATGCGGGGAAGCCTGCCGTGGGCTAGATCACGGCATATTGGAGTATGGTAGAATGGCATTTGGTTTTAACTATGAGAGCAGCGCTGGCGACATCGTTCCGGTTCTGAAGTTTGATGCCCGCGCAGGGCGCTTCTTCCGGGTTGACCGCTCGGACGGTCAGAACAATCCGGTGGACATCACCCAGAACTTCAAGGCCGTCATGGACTTCGAGAACATCGAGGTCGGCTACATCAATTTCCCGGCTGGTGCGGCCCCTGAATTCCGCATGGTTCCGATTGGCAGTCAGATGCCTGAGAACCCGGGCGGCAAGTTCCGTCAGGGCATCCGCATGATGCTGAAGCTTGGCAAGGATTGCGGTGGCGACATCCGCGAGATCGCCACGACCGCCAAGGCTGTGCTGGGCGCGTTCGATTCGTGCCACAACGAATATCTGGCCGGTGTGAAGGCCAACCCGGGCAAGCTGCCTGTGGTTGAGCTCGAAACTACCGTTCCTATCGTCACGCAGGGCCGTGATGAGAAGGGCAACCCGGTCAAGACCACCAACTACGCTCCGGTGTTCAAGATTGCCTCATGGGTCAATCGTCCGGACGATCTCGTGTTTGTGCCCAAGGGCGGTGGTTCTCCCGCCACCTCTGCGACCGCTCCGGCACAACCGGCGGCAACGCCTCCTGCGACTGGGTCCACCCCCGTCTCCGCTCCCGCATCGGATGACGACGACTTCGGTTAATGGACAAAAGGGTGGGCGGGATGCTAAGTCCCGCCCATTCTTTTGGGATTATAACTATGCGATTTCAGATTACGATGAATATGCCTTCGCGCAGCGGTAATTCAGTCCACCAGATCATTGGTGATCACCCTGCCCGCGATCTGGAAGAGATGGTCGATATTATTTCGCGCTCTGACTTCATCATTGTCGATGAGATTTACAAAGACAACGACTCTGGTCGGGGTGCTGGCAACTTCTACAGCGTAGGGAAGCTGGCCATCAATCCGCTCTTCATCGGCAAGATCAAGGTATTCAATCAATGAGCAGGCTGGCCGAAACCATGCGTAAGATCGTCGAGGAAACTGAAGGGCCGCAGCCCTGTGAGGTTGTGGAGTGTGAAGGCATCGATGGCATTCTAAATGTGCGCCACAACCAGTATGGCACTTTTTCTGAGCAGACCCTGATCTCCCAGAATCTAAAGTCCGCCATGCGGCACAGTCCGAACTGGCAGAAGCTGCCAGCCGACATGAAGGAAGCGCTTGAGATGATGGCCACCAAGATGGCCCGCATTCTCAATGGAGATTTTACCTACGAAGACAACTGGACAGATGTTGCAGGATATGCCCAGCTAATCGTCGATAGGCTTAAGGGTCATACGCGTTAGCGCCCAATGGCGCTGCGCACACCGTACAGGCCGAAGGCACCCAGAAGCGTCAGAACGTAGTCCGGCACTTCATAGCCCAGCACCTGCGCAGCAGCCACGGCAGCGGCAATAGCAGCCGCGAGATAGGTCTTCTTACCCTGCATAGCATTCAGCATGGTCAGTCTCCTGTTTGTGCCAGCCAAGCGTCCGTATCGAACGAAGGGCAAGCCTTCTTAACCCCGGGCCAGTCGCGGTGGCCGCGAATGATGATGCC